AAGACCCTGACCGGCCATCAAATCAAGATTACCGGGCGTCTGACTCGCAAGGTCGATGCGGACAAAGTGCAGGAACTTGCCGCTGAGCATGGCCTGACCGAACACCTGTCGAGCCTGTTTCGCTGGAAACCTGAAATCAACCTTACGGCGTGGAAGGCCACCGCGCCAGAGATAACAGCACTACTGGCCGATGCAATTACCGTTTCAGCTTCACGTCCCTCGTTTTCAATCACATTGGAGAAATAACATGGCATTTCTTGAACACGCAATTAGCCTAGACGACCTGCCTGAATCTACTGGAGATGGCGAATTCAAGCCGCTGCCTGAAGGATGGTATTCGGCGACGATCACCAAGACCGATGTTAGGAATTACAACGAAAACGCCGGTCAATATATGTCGGTTCGGTTTGACATTACCGGGCCAACGCACCAAGGGCGCGTGGTGTTTTCAAATATAACGATCAAACACAACGACTCCGAAAGAGAAAACAAGGGTCGAAGCCATCTAGGCAATTTGATGCGCGCTTGTGGTCTTAATCGTGTGACTGATACCGATCAATTTGTTGGCGGCAATCTGTCTATCAAGCTGGGTGTTACCGAGGCCCGGACGGACAAAGTTACTGGCAAGACGTATGAAGCCGGAAACAGCGTCAAAGCGTTTAAATCATCCGGCGATGCGATGCCAAGTGCCAGCACTATCCCATCGTTTTCAAAGCCTGCCGCTGCTGCACCGAAGACCGAGGGTGCTGCGCCTCCTTGGGCTAAGAAGTAACTGGTAAAAAAATGCCCCGACCGAAAGGCGGGGCAAAGCCACAAGTTATCACAGACATCGGAGACTACCTTGCAACAATACACCATCGCAGAGCTAATTGACAAGGCCCACGAAGCCCTCCAAGAACCGCCTCGCTCGCACCTTGGCGCATCATTGTTGGGCCATCCTTGTGACCGCTGGCTTTGGTTGTCGTTTCGCTGGGCGGTTCAAGAAAAGTTTCCGGGCAGAATCCTGCGTTTGTTTCGCCGGGGCCACCTTGAGGAGCAAACGCTAATCAGCGACCTTCGCGCCATTGGCATCGACATTCAGCGCACTGGGAAAGCTCAAAGCCGCGTTGATTTTGGCTGCCATGTGTCTGGCTCAGTCGATGGAATCGCAGAATGCGGCGTGCCGTTTGGCGACGGCAAACGCTATGTGGTGGAATTCAAAACGCACAGCAAGAAGTCGTTTGATGAGCTAGAAGATAAAGGCGTGGAAAAAGCCAAGCCCATGCATTACGCACAGATGCAGGTTTATATGTTGGGCACTCAGATCGACCGCGCCTTATACGTCGCAATCTGCAAGGACGACGATCGCATCTGGACAGAAAAGATTAGCTTTAATGCACCGTTTGCCAATTCTTTAGTTGAACGCGGTAAGCGTATCGCTCTGTCAGACCGTATGCCTGAGCCGTTAAGCGCCGATCCAAGCTGGTATCAGTGCAAGTTTTGCCAAGCACATGAGTTTTGCTTTAAAACAAAAATCACTAAGGAAGTGAATTGCCGCACCTGCGCGCATGTTACGGCCACTCCTGACAACAAATTCACTTGCGCCAGGCATGGCGATTCTGCGGTTCCCGTGGAGTATCAGCGCACCGGTTGCGAAGGCCATGTGCTGCATCCTCACCTAGTGCCGTGGCAGATCAAAGAAGGCCCGGACGCCATGACTGCCGTTTATGTGATTGACGGCAAGGAAGTGGCAAACGGTGAGCCGAACGAAACGACATTCACCAGCAAAGAGATTTTGGCGAATCCATCAATGTGCGCGAATCCGGATAAGTTTGTGCAGGAAATGCGGGAGATTGGGGGGAGGGTGATAGGTTGATGTTATGATTAACCATTATTTAACGTGAGTAAATCATGGCAAAGAAACACGAATTTCACTCAGAATTTTCAAAGTTGCCAGCCACAGGGCAACGCGCAAGAGAGCTTGGAGAAACTTTATATTTCACAGGTAAAAGATGCACCAAAGGCCACTTATCTCCACGATACGCATCGTCTGGGAATTGCTCTGAATGTATTGCAAAAGCACGCGGGAAAGCTGCTATCAATTCAAGTGGAAAATCAAGCAAACGATCTGCTGCAAATCATTCAGCAGCATTGATTGCTTTGGCAAATGGATATTTGGAATATCTGTCTGATACAGCATGTCCACATGGGCATTATCGAAGATATGTAACAACAAATAATTGTATTGATTGTGATGTTTGTTTGCGCTCTAAAAGATCAGAAAAAGCTCGTTGGGCGAGAATCAAAAAAGAGTACGGCTTGACAGAGTTTGACGTTGACCAAATGCTTGAAAAACAAAAATTCCAATGCCCGATATGCGAAACGAACATTCAGGTGGGCTACCACATAGACCATTGTCACACGACGAACAAAGTTCGAGGCTTACTGTGCCAGAAATGCAATCAAGCAATTGGCCTTTTTAAAGAAAAAGAAGAGATTTTTTATAGAGCTGCAAAATACATAGAGGCTCATCGTGAATCTTAGAGATTATCAATCAAAGGCAATTCAACAGTTATATGGATGGATGAAAAACAATGACGGAAATGTTTGCATGGTACTTCCAACAGGTGCTGGAAAATCAGTAATCATTGCAGAAATCATGCGAAACGCTTTGCAAAATTGGCCTGAAACAAAAACATTGATGCTTTGCCATCAAAAAGAACTTTTAGAGCAAAACGCCGAGAAAATGCGCCAGCACTGGCCGGGTGCGCCTATGGGTATTTACTCTGCCAGCATTGGGCGTAAACAGCTTGGCGAGCCGATCACCTTTGCCGGTATCCAGTCGATCCGCACCAAAGCGCAGGAAGTCGGGCATATAGACCTGGTGCTGATTGACGAATGCCACTTGGTGAGTCACAACGACGAAGGCGGATACCGTGCTTTTATGGCCGAGCTGCAAGCCATCAATCCGGCGTTGCGTGTGGTGGGTTTAACCGCCACGCCTTACCGACTCGGACATGGCCTTATCACCGACGCACCGGCAATTTTTGCCGATCTCATCGAGCCGGTGAGCATTGAGGAGCTGGTGTTTCGTGGGTACCTATCCAAGCTGCGTAGCAAGGTAACAGGAGCGCGGCTTGATGTGTCAAAGGTCAAAAAGCGTGGCGGTGAGTATATCGAGGCCGATCTTCAACGCGCCGTTGATACCGACGACCAGAATCACTCCGTGGTGCGCGAGGTAATTGCTAGGGCAGAAAATCGCAAAGCATGGCTGTTTTTCTGCACTGGCGTGAATCATGCTCAACACGTGGCGGAAGTCTTGCAGGAGTACGGCATCGCCGCAGCGTGTGTAACTGGCGACACGCCCAAGGCGGAAAGGGCCGCAATTCTTGCGGATTTTAAGGCAGGCAAACTCCGCGCGCTGACAAATGCTAATGTGCTAACGACCGGCTTTGACTATCCTGACATTGATCTCATCGCCATGCTTCGTCCCACCATGTCACCGAGTCTTTATGTGCAAATGGCAGGGCGTGGCATGAGGCCAAAGAGTCATACCGATCATTGCTTGGTGCTCGACTTTGCGGGCGTAGTGGAGACTCACGGCCCCATCACCGCAGTGCAGCCCCCGAAAAAAGCGGGATCGGGCGAAGGCGAGGCACCAGTCAAGGTGTGCGATACATGCAACGAGCTTTGTCCGATCTCTGCCCGTGTGTGTCCGGCTTGTGGCGCTGAGTTCCCGGCCCCAGAAAAAAAACGGCTTGAGCTGCACACCGATGACATCATGGGCATCGAAGCACAGGAGCTTGAGGTTACACAGTGGAACTGGCGAAAGCATGTGAGCAAAGCGAGCGGAAAAGAAATGCTTGCCGTGACGTATTACGGCGCTTTGAGCGATAAGCCGATCACCGAATACTTGCCCATCAACCACGAAGGCTACGCAGGACAGAAGGCGCTTGCTTTGCTTGGAGAGGCAAAACGGCAAAGCCATGCGCCGAACACCGAGGAATCATCGCTTGATGGCATCGCCGATGCAATGAATAAGGGCGTGGCACCTGCCATCATCACTTATAAACAAGACGGCAAATTTTACAGGGTACTGACTAGATCATGGCAATGACTAAGAAAGAGCGTTTGCAAATGGAACGGCTCGAACGATTGCTAGCTGCCGAACGCGAGCGGTCAGAAAGACAATGGGAACTTTATAGAGAGATGCTGTGGGAAAATGTTGATCTCAAGATAAAGCTTGAGGAAATTGAAAAAGTGCTTAATGGCGAATATGACTGAGCGCATTCCTACCGAGCACGAAGAACAACGCGAGTTCGTTCGATGGTTTCGCCAGACCTACTCCGGCGTAAGAATATTTGCCATCCCCAACGGCGGGGCCAGATCTCCAAGCGTGGCCGGACGACTCAAGGCCGAGGGCGTGTCCAAGGGTGTGCCAGATCTTTACATTCCGGCTTGGCGTGTGTGGGTCGAAATGAAACGCACCAAAGGCGGCACCGTATCGCCGGATCAAAAAGACTGGCGCGCATATCTTGAAAGTATTGGTGATTTTGTTATAATAGGAAAAGGCAATGAAGATGCTCAAAGGCAGATTATTGCCCATGTTGGTGATATGGGGCGGGGTGCTGTCATGGCGCGTTAAGAAAGCCCTGTTTCACCAACTAGGCGCCAGACAGCCGAAACTCGATGGGAACGAAAGGGGCAACAAACCCTTGGTCTGGAAAAGTTGTGACACCCCGGAACAGACGGGGGCCAACACGCATGGGCACTGAGGCTGCGCGAAGCCGTGGGACGCGTTCCCTCTTTAAGTGCGGTGCCCAGCCGTGTTTGTGCTACGGGGCAGGGCGCTGTCGTGGCGCGTTAAGAAAGCCCTATTTCGCCAATTAAAGTCCTTGGATTTCAAATCCGAGGCAGATCAATCACCGCAAGGTTTGATTGGCTGGAGTGAAAGCCTCCTGACAGCCGGAAAGACGGCGCCAAGACGCATGCGACCTGAGCGGCTAGATGGGGGAGCATCTAGTGCGCGTCCCAAGGGCGCAGCCGTGTTGGTGAATGCCGGGACTGACCGGCGAAGCATGTAAGCGGTTGAAGCCGACGGGCGTAAATCATGGGCGGGCGAAAAAGACCGCAAACAAATACCGCAAGCCGGAGATCAGCACCGGCCACCAACAAAATATGAAAAAGATCGTTCGGATATACGAAAGCAATTTCCGGGATGCTGCGGCATCTTTGCGGCGCATGGCTGATGACATCGAAGCTGGTTCATATGGGGAAGTTCACGGCGTTGCAGTTGTGCTGGACGGAGACAAAATCGAAGTGTTTGGGATGGGCAAAAAGTCTGAGCCTGAACAAACGGCATTGCTTTTACAGGCCGGATCATTGAAACTTACTAGAATGTTTTTGGATTACCAAGACGCATGAGGATTGGCGCATAGATGTCGGTCATGGGGAATGTAGTCGCGCTCTGGGTGGCCACCTAACGTGTACGGCCCTTCATCCCGAATGAGCGCAACGGCTCGCAACCGTCAAACAGTCCTCAGCCGTGTTGGTGGATGCGCAGGCTGATGCGCAGCGTGGCAAGCTGAGTGATGCTTCTCTAGCTCTAAGATATAAGGCGGCGCCGCCGATTATCCACAGCCGAACATGCCGTAATGCACCCAAGCCGGAGATCAGCACCGGTCACCAACAACTAACCCGCTCACAAGGCGGGTTTTTTATCGCCCCAACACTTTTTTAACATTTTGTTGTGAAAAAGGCTTGCATGATGCGTTCATTGTGCGTAAGATTCACTCATCAACAACGCAACACCACCCAAGGAGCTGCATCATGTACCTGATCCAAACACTCGAATCAACCCCAATCGTCTGCCCCGAAGGATGGTTTGTTTATAACATTATTTTTACTGAAGCCGGTCGCGCAAAAGTTCAGCGCGAATGGGAGTATTTGGAAGCCACCTCGTGGCAGTTTATCGGGCGCAGCTGGGAAGGCTGCGTGGATGACATCGAGTGCGATGCCATTTCAATGGAGATGGAACCGGCTTGCAGATTCGGTAAAGATGAAATTCGCTTTATCCGCGACGTTGATTTCGTTGTGGAAATGCGATCTTTCGAAGCCGATAGGATGGCTCGAATTGCAGCCATCGTTGAAGAAACGCACAAGACGATGGAAAAAGAAATGGATCGACTTGGCTGGTAATCAAACCGCCCCCTTAGGGGGGCACTACTCACAGGGAGGCAATATGCAAAACATGAAAACCAAACAGCAGCTAGCCCGTAGAGCAGTAAAGATTTTCCCGATGCACGACTACGCAAACCGCCGCGCAGTCATCCACCAGCGCAAAGGATGGGCGCGTAGCGTGTTGCAGCTTGGCAAAAAATGGATTCTTGCAGCCGATCGCGACACCGCCGTTTTCTTGGTGTGTTTGTTGGCGATTCCGGTTTTGTGTATGGTGCCCGCATGAGCTTGACGCGCTACGGAATTCTGGACGAAGACGGCGAGTTGATTCGCTGGACGTATCAAAAACCGCGTGATGGCGTCATGTATCTCATCGAGATTACAAAGCCCCTTCACGAGATTGATTGGGAAAACTTTGAGGAGGCACTGTTTTGAGAAAGCAAAGCAGGCGACAAGTCAGGCCAAAAATGATCCCAACCATAACATTTATGTACTCGGTGCCAGACTTGGAAATCGCCATCCTGAGCGCAGTGGCAGCATTTCGCGGAGGGTACGCATCGCCGGGACAGTTTGACATCCTGCTCGATACTCGTGACTTGTTGCTACTTGGCGCAGTCGGGGCCAAGGATGAAGGCGTCAAAGAAGTAGCGCGGGCTGTCAATGACGTACTGGCCGAAATCCGCGATTCGTGGGATGGCGATAAATTTGCGCCATTGGGCGATGACGCGCTAAACGCTCTTGATGTTCTGGCCGATGTATCGAATGACTTTTGGAAGCGTAAGTCTGGCGCACTGTATCAAGCTGCATATGTCCATCTTAAACAATGGAGAGAAAAGCAACATGAAGATCAGCGCAATGAGTCACGAGCCGATTAAACCCGGCTGGTACGTCTGCGAATGGGGCGAGTTTCCTGCGAGTCCAGCCATTATTTACTACGACGAGCATGGATGGCAGCGCCAGCCCGGATGCGAGAGTTTTTTCGGGACACATAAATCGGACGTGTGGTGGGACGAATCAGAGCCAAGCGATTTCACTAAATTTTTGCTTAAGGTGCTGCCATGAAATGGGCTGAATACGTTTTGCAACAGCCAAAAACGTTAGATGAAAGAAGAATGGAAGCATCGGCTCAATTTAGAAAAGAAAGACGAAGGCAATATGACAGAAAACGCAGAGCAGCAAAAAAAATGGTGCAGCAATTGCTGGAAAAACCAGCCGATTGAAGGCGGAAGTTATAAAGCGTCAAAGAGTCCCGTTAAACGATGGAGGTGTGCAGAATGCGCGAAGAAAGCAAAACAGTCGAAGCAATGAAGATGGCGCTTGAGGCGCTTTGCCGATGCACGCCAGAGCAACGAACCGCAAGTGACGCCCTCCGAGCCGCGCTGGCGCAGGAGGAGCAGGAGCCGGTGGCGTGGGAGGCAATCGAAAAAATAGCGCAAGAGCGATACAAGGTGGGCCCATCTGACACCAGCATGTTTTATCGCTTTGCTGTATTGGCTGGAAACGGAACGCAACAGCTATACATTGGGCGCGAGATAGAGTGTCAAAACATGGCGAGAAAGTTTGCCGGTGCTTTCTTGGACGGAGCCTTTCTGTACGAAAAGATGGCTACACCACTCCGCCGCGAATGGGTCGGGCTGACGGATGAAGAAAAACTCAGTCTAGCCGAGGGGTTTTACTCGACAGACATTGTGCGAGTTGAGGCTGTCGAAGCCAAGTTGAAGGAGAAGAACTCGTGACCGAAACCATCAAAGCCAAATACAAAGCCAACATCCCCGGCAAAAGCAGCATTGAGATTGAACACGGCACGCTTCCGCTAGACCTTCACAAAATGATCGTGTGGATTATGGGCATGCCAGAGGAAGCAAGGGCGCTGTTGCCGGAATACGAGCGGATAAGGGGCGAGAAATGAACCGCGACGACATCATCCGCATGGCGAGGGAGGCTGGCGACGATTGGGAGCATACACTGCCTCAAGACCGTGCATTCCTTGAACGCTTCGCCTCCCGAGTCGAAGAACACCTCATCTCACAAGGCTACCGAAAGTGCGCCGAAGGGCAGCGGACAACACAATTCTGCGCCATGGTCGAGGCTATTCGAAAGGAGGAACGCGAGGCGTGTGCTCGGGTGGCTGAGAACGGAAATTTTCTGCATGACGACTCGCCGGAAGCTAGGTTTGGCAAGGCGTGCGCCGCAGCCATCCGCAGAAGGGGGCAAGAATGAAAGTCAATGAATACCAAGTTATGCGCGACTGCATCCAAGCTGGACTAGGCCGAGGCTGGCAACGTGCCCATAAGCACACCGAAACACCATCGCCAGAGCAAGTGCTGGAAGCTATTGAAGATGCAATTATGTTGCAGTTAGCGGAGTATTTTATTTACGAGGGCGAGGAATGAATTACCCCCCAATACATACGACGGTATATCCATCGTACAACTACCTTAGCGCGGAAAATTCATTTCTCAAACAAACGATTGAGTACCGAGATCATGTACTGCACGAGCAACAGGGCACCATCAACAAACTCAACGCCGACGTCGATCAATTGAGTCAAGCGAATGCACAATTCAGGACGGAATGTTCAAAAGCTAAAGCGGATGCTGCGCGCTGGCAAGTGATGAAAAAAATCATTCTGACGCAAGGCGGGGAGCGGCAGCTGTACGAAGTTCAGAAGACCATTGATAAAGAACTAGAACGGAATCGAGCTAAAGGAAAACAATGACACACGAAGAATGGCTCGACGCGCTGTACTTAAAAGCCGGATTGGATTTACTAAACGCAATGGGAAAAGGAGCTTGTGATGACGCAATTCGGAAGTTTGGAGAGTGTGGGAAGTGTGACGTCGAAGATGGATGGGATGACTTTACGCGACACATCCCCGGAAAAACCTAGAGAGCAACTCAAAATTGAGAATGATCGACTTCGCGCTATTCTTGAGGAACGCGTAAGAGATGTGAGCCAACTTACTCAGAAGTGCGAGCAGTACAAGCATGACGCTGCGCGGTGGGCTTTTGCAAAGCAAAAATATCACAAAAAGCTAGGCTACTCTACGGCTAGAGATTTTCAGTCCAGCCTAGACAAGACTATTATCGCGCATAATGAGGCGCTTGATAAAATCAGAAATCTGGAAAGCCAATAACCATGCCGAAAATATCAATTTCGTCAGATGGTTCTGCGGTGGTGGATCAAGATTACTACTGGCAACCAATGGAAACATGCCCTACAGGGCGCAAGGTGCAGCTTTTGAGTTGTTTGGGTTGTGCCGTTTATGGAATATGGAACGGGCGCGACACATTCTGGATCATGTGGGCGCCATTACCGAAAAAACCTGAAAATTAGAGTTTTTTATGATAAAAACATTTATGGGGAGATAAAAAGCAATAATTGATAAACCTGATAGAAGGAAATCAACATGGGAGAGTTTGATTTTATCTCGCTCGTTGGGATTTTGTTGATTATTTACGGCGGTTTTTCTGATTAAGAAAAAGGCCGCTTCGCGCGGCCTTTATTTTACTCATCTTTGAAGATCGGCGTAGTAGTCACCCATCGCAAAACGATGTTTGCTAGAGCAAGCAATGACACCGCCGCAGCACCTGACGGCCCAAAAAACCCGCCGCTATTCGCCAGAATATCAACCACAGGAAGAATGGTCGCTGCTGCATTTACAACGACAGTTTTATAGCCTTTCATTGCTCACCCTTTCATAAAAATGATTTCGGCCTCACGCCTTGCAACAAGACCAGGCAACACAACCCCGCCAGATTTTACCCACTTCCTAAGCTCATCCTCTGCGCCAAGCCAGTCTTGAGCATTGATTCGACGTCGCAGTGTGCTTCTTTGCAAGTTCCCTGCCCCTAAGTTATAGCAGAAATCCACAATGGCATTTAGCCTTCTAGGATGTTGCTTCAGCACAGGGCAAAGCCGTAACACTTCAGGCAGATACGTTTCACTAAGCTCATGCCTAAGTAACTTTTCCGCGTCTTCCTTGCTTATCGGCGCATCATCCATCGACACTTTTTTCCCGCCAGTGTAATACGTTGAGCCATAGCCGATTGTCGGCACTCCGGCAGGGCACAGGTATGGCTTTGCGCGGAATCCCTCAAAGCGTTTGCACAACTCAATGGCGATGGTGAGATCAATCACTTTTTATCTAGCCGGTCTGAAACCTTCTCTAAATTGCGCCTAATGTCACTAAGCGATTCTTTAATCTGGCTCATTGATTGCGACAACCGCTCGTCCTGATTCGCATCAATCTGCGCCTGAACCCGCCTCGACTCTTCCAAAACCGTGAGCCTACGATCAATTGTAGACCACGCACCAAAACCAGTCAGGACGAACCCGACAAAGGTTAGCAAGTGGCCTAAATTGATCGTAGAGTCGAATTTCACGAGTCTTTTCTCATTTGGCTGTGGGAACATTTTTTGACGGGGTTAGGATTTTCACGGTGATTGTCATAGATAGTCACTTTTCAAAATTACTAAATTTTGAAATCACCATTGAACAGGGTCAATTTCTACGTTTTTATATTCCATTTTGTACAACCTCAATAAAACTCAGGCCGATGGCGCGTTTTGTGGTTCAAGTAACGATTGAATTTCTCCACTTGTTTTGTCTTGAGCCAGTTTTGAAATTTCATCAGACATTTGATCATGTAAAGTTTCAAGGCGCTTGATCTCCAAAATTAATTCACCAAGTTGTAAAGCGATACGCTGTTCAAACGTAAGATTTTTCATATTAAGCAATGGTTGCAAGTTTTCGAATGTTTCCGTTGCTGTCTTTAACAGTTATATAACCATTTACAGCGGCATCTGCATTTGTGGTCCACGCCCCAAGCAAAACTCTACCTGTGCCTTTTGGAACAAGTTGAATGTCAATGTTTGCAGCCGCTCCTGAAGCGTATAATCTTGGTTGGTTATAAGCATCGGAGCGAACGCCAAGCCATGAAGTTCCGTTACTGAGTTGATCTATTTCAAATTGCTGCGCGCCGTAATTTGCGCTAAAAAATTTAAATACTCCACTACCCTTTGTAGAAAGAGACATCCCGATATTTGTATCTGCACCAATAACAGTTAATCCAGGCGTTCCACCCCCTGTTGCAGACCCCCCGATGCTAAAATAATTGCTTTCAACTTCATTGCGTCCTTCTATTTCTAATGAACAAAATCCTGAATCTCCACCAATGTTTGTCTTTCCATTTGACTGCAGAGCCAATTGCTTTCGTTTGACTCCGCCTGAGTCATATCCTGTGCCAATATATAAAGGATATTGGCGACCAACGCCGCCCGCTGCCTGTATATGAAAATATCCACTAGCATGCGCCGCAATAGTCAAATTTTCTTCAAATCCTGCCCCAGAAATACGGTGTACGCGAACAGCAGAAGAAATATCATCTACTGAAGTCCAAAACTCATACGAAACATTGGCTTGAACACCAGCAGATGTCAATAAAACAATTGTGTCAAAATTTGAAACGCTTGATACAGTATAAAAAACATTGTTTATTTTCAAACGATATTCAGTGTTTGTTAAAGGAACAAAAGGATCACCGCTAACACGAGTAACAGAAGTCCCGTTTGTCGTACAAATACCACTACCTTTTATTCCCGTCACAACAAAAGTAACCGGGCCAGATGATGTAAAACTTACTGCGGTTCCGTTTATATTTGTAACAGTTAGTGTTTGAGAAACAACATTTACAGTCGATACTAAATAACGTCCTTCACCTAAATAAATTCGACGGCCTATCATTTCAGATAAAAAACTTCCGCCACTTGTTTTGGTAACAGTATTTCCGCCAATTTGTAGGGTGCATTCTCCAGAGCTTGACGCCGGTTGAACTGCAAATTCTGAACTTGAAAGATATTGACTTGGCATTACAGTTGTCCAGCCACTATAAGCATCCGGAAAAAAAACATTTCCGTTTGTTCCATCTTCAGGATCACCGCCTCCAACAGTTAGCCCAATTGGTCCACCTGCGTTTCGACCGAACCTGTAATAACTTCCGTATTGCAAAGACTCGCCAACACCGTAAGACCAAGCTCCTGTTACTGGATCAATTCTTTGAATAAGAGCGCCCACAAGATTTCCGCCTGATATTGCTGCTCCTTGAAACAAAAATTGTCGCCCAGAAGCGTTTACATTTGCCGAAAGCAAATACACGCCAGCAGGAACATAAATTGGAGTTCCAGCTGGCGCAAACGCATTAGCGTTAATGAAAGCTTGCTTGTCATCAGTAACGCCATCGCCAACAGCACCAAAGTCTTTAACGCTAACCACATCGCGCAGTTTAGATTGAACGGTGCGCGTAACAGCCCCAGTGCCAGCCTGAACGAATGAAATCAACTCGCTGCGATACCTTTCCGTAGCCGCAGGCGCACTATAAATCGCACTGCCATTTTTGTTTTGCACGCGAATGGAGTAGTCAGAATTGACGTAGAGCCTACCTGGTGAGCCAGACTTAGCCGGGTAGCCATTAATCGTGCGGATAGGCTGCGCGGCAGGCTGCGTGAGCGCCGCGTCCCAATAAACGGAAATCGGATTGACCTGTGGATCAAGGTTAGCGGTGCCGATCCAGATATAGCCATTCTCAAGCGGCTGACCGTCTGCCTCGGTAAAGATCGGGAAAGTGGGCTGTACTGACAAGACGGACATTTATTCGGTCTCCGGTTGGGTTTGACGGCCGGCCTGGATAGTGGCTTGCATCAATTGAGGGCTAGCTTCTTCAATGGCATTTTTAAGCCACTGCACGCGCGCATCCATTCCTTGAGGAAGTTTAGCGGTATCTGCGAATTTTCTAAATGCGTCACTCATTACAGTGCGGCGGATTAGTGCTGGAGAAACTTCGGTTTTCGTTGCAGATTCAATGGCAAGTTTTTGAAAGTCATCGCTGGCAAACAGTTTTCCAGCAGCTTGCAACGAATCCTTGCCAGTTGCCATGAACTTAACAATATCCGGCGTGATAGCACCGCCAACAGGCCCAAGCATTGACGCTGCCGCGCCTACCGCTCTTTGAGCCGCACCGCTTTGCATAACCTTGCCAACAAGGTTTTCAGCTTTGATTGACTCGACCAATGCCTGATTAGCCTTGCCAGTGGTTAGCACCTGGGCGCGTGCGTCTGTGATTCTGCGGGAAATCTCGTACAGATCGCGCAATACGCGGTCTGAGTCTTTGCCTAGAATATCCACAATCTGTTTATAAACAGGCGGGTTGGCGCGCAATCCTCGGTATGTTTTGGCAAACTCAGCAAATCCGAAAGCGCCTTCTTGGCCAGCACGCGCCGAACTAGAAACAGACGCCAATGCGGTGGCAACAGTCTCTTTCCGCAACTCAGGAGGAACGACTTTCATCAGCTTGTTGAACTGTGCCGCGTCGCCTTTTGCCGCCGACTTAACGGCAGATTGCATGAGATTCGCCACGCTGCCGTCGATCTCTTTGCCAAAAGCGCCGACGATGCGATTCTCAAGAGCCTTTTTCTTGGCAGTAAGTAGATTGGCTGCGCGCAACTCTTGACGCAATGCTTCACCACCAATCTCGCCAACGTTGTTTAGCTGATCTTCGGCCAATGCCGCATACAGGCGTTTGAGCGAGCCTGCATCCATGTTTCCGTAAGGAGATTCCTTGCCAGACATGGCCTGCCCAACAAGGTTTTTCTCGCGCAGCAGACGGCCATAGGTTGCGGCTGGATCGGTAGCCAACTCGTACAACTTCTTTTCCTGCGCGGTAAGCCCTTTTTCTCCAACCTCAGACAACACTTCATCAAGCGTTTGCGTGAGTTTAGGAAACTGCACCGCAGACGATTTAGGAATGGCTTCATCTACTCGCTGATAGATTGCACTCGCGTCTTTAGTAAGCTGCGCCTGAGTACCTTTTAAGCTGTCCAGAATGCGCTGAGACGTAGCGCCAGGGGCGGGACGACCTTCAATAAATGCAGCGTCAAACTGCTGCACCACATCATCAGCCTTGGTGACAGCATTGCGAACGGTATTAACCCACGCTGCCTCAGCTTCTCCACCAGAGATAGATCGAGTCAGGCCAACGGCAGCTCGCACCTGCGGGTTATCGCTGAACACGTCGAACGGCAAATCCATGCCCAAGCGTTCAGCAGCAGCGCGGGCTTCTGGATTGACCTGAGCGAGATCGGCAAGTTTCGCCTGAGCCGCCGTCGAGCCAAAACCCTTACTTGCCGCCTTGCGCGTCAAAGCGCCAACTTCCTCAAACGCTTGCGGGGCAGCTTGTTCAGGCATCGCTTGCATACCCATTGGCGCGGCTTGAGGTTCAGGCGTAATAGTAGGTTCGATGCGCTCCGCAACAGGAGCAACAGCCGGTCTTTGCGCTGGCCGTCTTGCAGCCTGTCTGACTGCCGCAACGCCAACAGGAGCCATCGCACCGGCAATGGTTGCCGCAATCTGCCCGCCTGGGCCTGCGCCCATTTCCTGAGCGGTTTGCCCTGCCGCACCAGCACCAGCACCGCCCGCCACTTGCAATCCAGGCTGCAAGGCAAGCATACGCCCAACACCAGCCGTAATAGGTGCAGCCTGACCAGCTGCCGCTTGAATGGCCCTGCCAGCCGCTACAGTGCCGCCAGCGCCCGCCGCGCCTGCTGCGGTAGCCTGCACGATGCGCTCGGCTTGCGTGCGGGCTTCTGGCACGCCGATACGGGTAAGCAAGTCTTCCATTGCTTCCGTTGGCATGGTGTATTTCGTGCCGAACAGATTGTTAATGGTGCCGACAATCGGATCACCCACCAAACCAGCAAGTGTTGCCGCACCAGCGCCAGCAATTGCGCCTGGTACTGCGCCAACACCGCCGAACGGCAAACCAGCCGCTGCGCCAAGTGCCGCGCCAGTAGCAGGTAAAGCAAGGCCACGCGTCACCGCCCCAACAATCCCTGATGCGGTGGTTTCAGGCGCAGGCTGCTGCCCCCCACTTGACCTGATTGCTTGAACGCGCTGTTTTAGCTCAGGTGCATCAGGCGCAACATCATCTGGAATGTTGTTAATCGTAATGCCGTCTTTTGTTGTGATCGAATAAGGCATCTGACTTCCTATTAGTAATCGACTACAACATTGCGCTTTTGTGCGGCTGGAATATCTGGCGCAGATTCAGGCAAACCAGATCGGGCCGTCATGTTTTGACGTGCTTTATTCAAAAGACGCGTTGCTTCTTTAACATTCTCTAACAATCTTTCAGGAGACTGTCGAAGGCTAAAGTTTTGCAAGGCGGCAGTTAGTTTTTCGCCTTCAGCGTTTGACAGAGCGCCAAGGCCTTTAATGTTTGGAATCTGGGCAAGGAATGCTTGAGAGCCAAGAGTATTAACAAGCTCTTCAAAATCGGCAGTGTCTTGGCTAAGAGTGGGAACACGCGCAGAAATCGGGCCAGCAGCCGCGCCAATAATGCTTTTAGGCGTGTTAATAATTCTTTGAGCCGTGTTGAGCATGTTATCAACATTCGATCTTGCCGATTCAAGATCGGCAGCTTTCTCGCGGACAGCTGTATCCCTTTTTTCCGTCATTTCCTGCAATTTCATGCCAAGCTCTTGTCGTTTTAAAACATTTCCTTCTTTGGCAATCTGCGCGTTTAGTGCTGCAATGCTTGAGTTTTGCTTGGCAATCTTAATGTCTTCCTGAATTCTGGTGATATTCCAACCTTGTTGCGCAAGAGCAAGCGCAGCCTCAGATTCAGCAAATTTTGCCTTTGCCGCCGCTGTTTGTGCTTTTGCTTGAGATTCTGTTAGCTGAGACGGTGCCAACTGTTGAGCGCGCCTCTCTTGCTCAATCTTTACATAAGACTCGATAACTTTATCGCCGCCAGGCAAAGGGCGAACAAGCCCGCCAACCACGGCGACTGCGCCAGCAGGGTCAAGTTCAGCCAACTTGGAATAAGTTTCGTATGCTCTGGCTTGATCTTCGTTTCCCTTGTTTCGCTCTGCCTGTGCCCTTTCGTTTAGAAGATCAATGCCAATTTGCGGGTTTTGACTGCCGAGCGCAGCCATGACTTGAGAGCCAAAAGAAAGCATTCCTTGCTGCCTTTCTTTTG